TTTGAGGCAAAGCCTCAAACAAAATGTTATCTTTTCGAATGGCAAAGTTCGCTCATTATGCGTGGTTGTACAAATAATATTATATGCATTGTAATTAACAATGTAAGTGTTTTCTTTTTGTTTTTTCGTACGTGCAGAGCTGCCTAATTTTGCAAACAAAAATCGAAGGCAAGATGTCAGATAGTAATATACCGTTTCAGATAACGGCAACGAAGCAGGAAGATAAGGCAATAATCCGTATCGTGGGCGAAATCGGTTGGTCGACCAACGCTGAGGACTTTCGCTCTCAGGTAGACCGCCTTATATCGGAGGGAGTAGAAGATGTACACGTGTATATCAATTCTCCCGGTGGAAGTTGTTTCGATGCCGCGGAAATAGTCAACATACTTTCAAAATTCGAAGGCAAAGTCACGGGTGAGGGCGGTGCTTTAGTGGCAAGTGCTGCTACATATATCGCCGTTCATTGTAGCGATTTTACTATGCCCGAAAACGGTATGTTTATGGTTCACAAGCCAAGCGGTGGCGTATATGGCACCGCAGACGAAATAGAAAGCTATCTATCGCTACTCAAGGCTATCGACGGAGAGTACTACAGCAGCTACTCGAAGATAGCAAAAGATAAGGCTACTCTGGACAAACACTGGGGAGTATCGGACTATTGGATGACCGCAAAGAAGGCAAAAGAACAGGGCTTTGTGTCGAAGGTTACTCCTAAAATCACTCTCGGCAAGGATGCCGATGCCATACGAGCTATGATGGAGGGCAAAGGAAAAGAACTTAACAATACCAATAATATTAACAAAAATATCAAACAGATGGACGTAAAAGTAATTGCTGTTACTCTTGGACTGTCGGCTGATGCCACAGAAGAACAAGTCGGCGCAAAGATTGCGGAAAACGCACGCAAGGCTGCCGAACTCGATGCCCTGAAGGCTCAGTTGGAAGCAGAGAGAAAGAGTGAGAAGGAGGCTTCGGTGAAAGCCTTGTTGGAAAAAGCCATCGCCGACAAACGTATCACAGCAGATACGAGTGCGGCTTGGCAAAAGATGCTCGAAGATAATTTCGAGGCGGCAAAAGCAGCTATCGAGGCAATAAAGCCTATCGAAAAGCTATCTTCACAGGTTGCCATCTCAAAAGATGGTGGTAAGGCTACTTACAACGGCAAGACGTTTGCCGAGCTTCAGGATACCGACCCCGAAGCTTTGGAAGAACTCGAACGCAAAGATCCCGAAGCGTTCGCAGAATTGTTTAACGCTCAGTACAAAAAAGGAGGTAAATAATGGGACAGACTACAACGGGACTATTTTTGCAACAGTATGTTGCTCCGCAACTCTTGGAGGAGTTCAAGAACTACAAAGACGATTTCATCGGTACACTTAAAGGAGCTCCGGCAAGTGCCATCACCGCCGATGGTATCAGGTTTAACCGCTTGGTAAACAATGTCGGCTTCTATGTGAACAATTCGACCAACTTCACTCCGACGACAATGAACGGAGAGAAGGTGTTTGTGGAATGGGAAAAATACGACACGTCGCCTACCCAGGTAACGGACGCAGAGGTACGCTCGTTGGCTTTCGACAAGAGAGCCGAAGTGAGGATAAAACACTCACAAGCGATGAAAATCGGTATCCGCAATCACGTAATGTGGAAGCTGGCACCTGAGGACAGTACTAAAGCCGGTATGCCGGTGATGAGAACCACGGGCGAAACGGTCGGAACACGTAAACGATTGACGTTCCGAGATGCGGTGTCGTATCTGGAGATGGTAAAGGGTCTCAACCTTCCTATTGAGGATGAACTGTATATGATATTGTGCCGTGAGCACGTCAGCGACCTTATAGTAGACAAAGACTCGGCGAAGTTTTTTGCCGATAGTCGTATCTTCTTCGACTCTGCTACGGGTAAAGTTCGCTCTATCTTGGGCTTTAAGTTCTTTGAAAACAACTCGGCAGTAGCCTACGACCAGACAGGCAACAAGAAGCCCGAAGGTTCGGTGCTTACTGCTACCGATAGGAACGCCTCTTTGTTTTATTACGGTCCCAATACGGTATATCATCTCAACGAGGTGAAAGTGCTGTATAAGCCGGAGACGATAGATACTCGCTCGGCAGACCCGACTTCGGAATTTCGTCTTCAGACCTATGGTCTGGTAGACAGAATATTGGACTATGGAGTAGGAGCTATTGTAAGCGGTATCGCTTAATTGTATAATTAAATAAAATCCAACAATATGGCAAAGACAACTAACAACAATGTCGGCACCGTTCCGGCGTATCAACATCCACGAAGTGTGGTCTCGCCACGTTGCCAAAGGGTAGAACAACCAAGCAAAAAAGGAGAAAAGCGATGAAAAAAGAAGAAATGAAAGAGGTAGCCATAGACGTGTTCGAGCGTATCGACGGAGTAGAGAAGGTTTTTGTGACCTCAGACGGACAAGCATTCGTCGACGAGCATTATGCTAAGTCGCACGCTCTACACAACAGAGAGGGCAAGGAACTTTCGATGGAGGCATTTCTGAAATCGGAGGTATGCGTTTCGGGTACGGACGAAGGTAAACCGGGTAAAGGCAATTCGGGTAAAAATAACAAGCCCGAAAAGTAACAACCAAGAGGCGACTTATTAATCACGAACAGTACGATAGTAGGAGCAAAGAAAAAGACCAACAGTGCGTAGCGGATTACGGATTATGAGTCGCCCCTTTAAAAAGACAAAAAGACATGGGATTTAATTCAATTAAAATAAACAAATTGGACGGTTCTCTCGGCGGAGGACAAGTCACCGACAGAATAGCCGTAATGGTTTTGGGCTGTGGGGCCATAGGTTCTACTTTGGCAATAGGCAAGGCGTATAAGCTATTGCAATTATCGGACGCCGAGGCGTTGGGTATAACCGAGAGTAGAGATGCCGCAGAGGGCAGGCTCGACTATTATCATTTGTCGGAAGCATTTCGCTTGTCGCCGGATAGCCAGGTGTGGGTAACGGCGGTAGCTGGCACGGCAAAAGTATCGGACTTAAAGAATGACGCCAACCTTATAGCCGCTATTCGCTCGATAGATGGCGTAAATACTATCGCTGTTGCAGGTTTGACAAAAGACACCGATGTGACGGCGGCAGTAACGGGAGCACAGCTACTTGTAGACAGGCTCAAAGACGACCATATATACATAGACGCCATATTGCTCGAAGGTGTGGGTGACTACATATCGGGGGCAATATCTACGTGGACGGACTTGCGACCGCTTGCCTCGCCTAATGTATCGGTAATAATAGGCAGAGATACAAAGGTAGCGGCATCGAACGCCGCATACGCCAAACACGCTGCCGTGGGCTCGGCTCTCGGTATGTTGCTTGTGCGTGCCGTGCACGAAAATCTCGGTTCGGTGGATATAGAAACTAAACCGTCGGCATCGCGTGGACAGCAGGATTACCCTCTGTCTGACGTAAAGAGAGGTCTATTTATGGACGCTTCTCTTAGTAACGGAGTTGCATACAATAAGCTGTCGGTAGCCGACCAAAGGCAAATCGACCAATTTGGTTACATATACATAGGGGCGTTCGACGGGTACGCCGGATATTACTTCAGCAACTCGCATACTGCCGAGAAATCGGACAGCGACTACTGCTTCATAGAACGTAATGCCGTATGGAATAAGGCAGCACGTATCATCCGTAAGACGCTTATACCGCGTATACGCTCTAAGGTAGAAGCCAACCCTGCGACGGGATATATCAAGGGCACCACGATAGACAGCTGGAAAAGACGCTGCCTGCGTGCACTGGAGCCTATGGTGGCGGCAGGGAACTGTGCCTCGGTAGATGTACAGATAAACGAGAAACAGGCAGCCGTATCAAGCGTCCCGTTCAAGATTGGTGTGCGGATAGTAGCGGACGGAGTGGTTCACGAATTTGAGGTGGACTTGGGTTTCACAAATAAAATTTAAACGACATGGCAACGATAATTAATCGATTTGGAAAGGTAGCGGGATGGAACTCTATCACGGTAAACCTGCTCGGACGTGATGTGGAAGGTATCACGGAGATTGAATACAGCGACTCGCTCGAGAAGGAGAATATTCGTGGTGCAGGGGCTTACCCTGTCGGTCGTGGGGAGGGCAACTATGAGGCGAAAGCATCTATTACCCTGCAACACGAGGAGGCAGTAGCTCTCAAGGCATCGCTTGGAGCAGGTAGAACGCTTACGGATATAGCTCCGTTTGACATAGTGGTACGGTACGAGTACGACAACTTTGTATACAAAGATGTCATTTGCAATTGTGAGTTCACGGGCAATGCCCGCTCTGTAAAGCAAGGCGATCAATCGATATCGAACAAGTACGACCTCATAGTGTCGCACATCGAGTGGAACGCTCAATAACTTAGTGAATAATAACAATAAATTAATAATCAATTAAAAGCAATGAAGAAATTTTTAGGAAGATTTTTGACAGTGTTGCTTCTCTTTGTAGGGGCAATGGTTTGCGTTGCAAACGCAACAGGTTTAACGGACTTGTCTTTTGCCGATACGGGAGGACAGTACACTATCGTCTCGACGGCAATGGCAGGTATAGCTATTCCCGCATTCGACATCGGTCGTCTGAAGGCGGTGAGTCGAGAGGCGTTCGCCGAGTTACAAGCGAAATACAAACACCTTTATGTGATAGATGTTGTGGTGGACAAGGGCGAGGCGTATCAATTCATACTCCGACGACCGACAAGAGACATTATAATGGCACTGGGAGACACAAACGATGCAACCAAGAGGAGCGATATGATAATAAAGAACCTCGTAGTTGCGGGTAACGAGGACAACGTATTGGACGACGGAGTGGTGTTTAGTGCTTTTATGAGTAGGTCCGCCGAAATACTCAACGATGCTCAACATTTTTTATTC